GAAGAGATAGAGGGCAGAATGGAGGTATTGGAAAGCTTCATTAAAGGGGCTAATGTGACTGATACTACATTTGTTACCATTGAGAACGAACTTTCGCAGTTGAAAGCGTTGATTAATACACTCGTGACTAAAGAGCCGTCTAAAGACACTCCGAATAACGAGCCGTTGAACGTCTTAGAATTGTGGAACTCAATTAATGTTTAATAATTCCTAAAAAGAAAATGGAAGAGATCAAAACACAGTTGGAGGCCATCAAGAAAGACCTTGACGGTGCTATCAACGCTGGTGCGGAAGCATCAAAAGAATACACTCAGGAAAAGCTGAACGCTTTCAACGAGGTACTAGAGAAGTCTAACGCTTCTATTGCTAACCTGGAGGCTCGTGTAAACGAACTCAAAGGCAACGGAATGGAGGACAAGGACGCAGTAGCTAAGACTACTCAGGAGGCTCTTATGAACGCTATGGACTCTGACGGGTTCAAGTCTTTCGTAAAGGGTGAGGCCCCTCGTTTCAACATTGAAGACCTGAAGGTTAAGGGTTCTGATATGACAACCCCTAGCGGTGTCGTTGATAACGCTTATCTGCCTATTCTTCCTGAGGTTGAGCGCAAATTCCGTGTACGGAATGCACTTCGTCAAGGTTCTATGAGCGGTGACGCGGTTCAGTTCCCTGACATTACTGCCTCTACTGATGCGGCTGGTGTGGTAGCTGAAGGTTCTGCAAAGCAACAAGTCGACAAGACTTTCGCTCTTCAGACGTACAACGCTCAGAATATCGCTGGTTATATGCGTCTGTCTAACCAAATGTTGTCCGACTTCCAAGGAATCACAAGCTACCTGGCTTACGAACTCCCTCGTCAGATTTACAACGCTGAAGATGTTCAGCTTTTGACTGGTGATGGTTCTGCTCCTAACCTCTATGGTCTGTCTAGCGGTGCTTTGACTGATGCTGACTTGGTGGGTACTTCCTTTGAGGATGCTATCGCGGCTGGTCTTGCTACTAAGTACGATTGTATTTTGGCGGCTATCGGTCTGCTCAAGTCTAGCGACTACGCTCCCGATGCGATTATGATGAACCCTAGCGACCTGGTTCAGTTGGCTTACGCTCGTGACACGAACGGTCAGTATACTGCTCCCGTCATCTTCGTGGATAACGTACCTACTATCTATGGCCTCCCAATTCAGGAGTCTTCAGCCGTAGCTAGTGACACCTTCTACGTTATGGACTCTCAGAATGTCGGGCAGTTGTTCCAGCGTGAGGGAGTTTCTGTAAGGTTCTTCGAGCAAGACGGCACTAACGTAACCACTAACGAGACTACTGTCCGTGGTGAGATGCGTGAGGCCTTTGCTAAGTTCCATTCAGATGCTTGCTTCGTTGACACGTTCACGAATGTGATCTCAGTAATTCAAGCTTAATTAGTTTGATTCTGTTTAAAGGGGCCTTCGGGCCTCTTTTTTTTGCTTTAGAAATTTTGTTTATCTTAGCCGCATAGGTTTTAGGTTTTGACTCAGGGGGCTTCGGCCCCTTTTTTTATAGGTCTTGCGCTCGTGGTAGTATTTTAGCACTATGAGAACACGCACCAAGATAACTAGCACTTCAGCCCAAACGGGGGTAACATCAGCCGAGTTAAAGCTATTTGCTAGAATCCCTGACATAGCTGGAGAAACGAACTTACTATCTGCCCTATTGTCTTCCGCTCGTGAATATGTTATGAGATACACGGGTTACGCCTTCGACCAGGTCATAGGGGTTAAGGTAGTAGTAACAGACTTCACAGAGGAGATCAACAACGCCAAGCTTCACCTTCAACTGCCTATTGCCCTAATGGATGGGTCTTACTCTAGTGTGGTTGTTACGGGCTATGATGAGAATGGAGATAGCACAACGCTAACGAGTAGAACTAGGGGAGATGATACGCTCGTGATCAGTTCGGTCGATACAGGATATGAAGAGATAGAAGTTACCTACACGGCAACACCCTCAATTCTACCCGATGCTATCCAACAAGCTATCTTGTTAATTGCCTCAGAACTCTACGATGAAAGGAAGGTAACCATTAAGGGAACGATCACATCTGAAACTGAATTCACCGTTAAAAACCTCTTGTCGGGGTATAGGAGATTTACCTCTTTTTATGCTTAACTTTAAATAGGTAAGGATGAGAGAGTTAATAATTCTTTATACGGAAACCAATACTGAGGACGAGATTGGGGGCTTCACAACCGCTTTAACGCAGTTAAGAGAGCAGTACGCAGACGTTCGGGTTGAATCCACGGGGTACACCCAACAGAACCCAAACGCGTCTAGAAACGCTTCTATTGTCGTTACAATGCGTGACGCTACTGATTATAGTTCTGAGGAGGTAACCACTACGGGGAGCGAGTCCATTAAGGCTATTAGCTGGAGGGGAACAACGTACCGAGTGGAAAGCTTTCCGACACCTGATCTAACTGGAATGGTCACCTTTACCGCTACTAGTGTTTAGGGTTGAAGTAGAAGATAAGCGGCTACTAGCGAAGGTCAGGAAGGCCAAGCAAGAAGTTTACAGGAAGGTTATGGGTGAACTACTCATCGGGGCCAAGGAGATTCAATCTAACGCTAGGGAGATTGTCCCCGTAAAAGATGGCCACCTTCAGGACTCAATCGTAACCGACCCCGTAGAAGACGGCTTCAAGGTTGGTACTAATTCCGATTATCGCAATTACATAGAGTTCGGTAAGCCAACGGGAACGGGGCCAAATGGAGGGCCAAGACCTTATCTAAGACCAGCATTCCACAACAACAAGGAGAACATAAGGAAGAGGGTAATAGCACTAATAAGAAAGCTACTATGAAGATTGAAGAATTCATTTGGACGAATAGGGCATTTATAGAGTACGGCAAGCTTAGAGGATTGGAAACCTTTGAGCAGACAATGGCTGACCTATTTGAGATAGTAGCACTCTTCACGGGCCATCGGGAGAACGGTGACCAACTGAAACTAGAGGACTGGGAGCGTATCGCTTCCTTTATGTACTCTTCTCACCTAGCTTACAAGAAGTCCGCTAAGAAGCCGCTAGAGGTTACTGAAGACGATTTCCTTGAAACCGCCAAGACCAACCCCGAACTGATGGGCAACGCCCTTAAAGAGTTCTTGGAGTCCTTACCCAAGGTTGAGAACAAGGAAGGGGGAAAGGAGGAAGCGGACTAACCTTCGACAAGGCTGAAGCCCTTTGGTGTGGTGACCTGGGCCTCCCGTTAGAACGCTTCTATAATACCACATTCAAAGAGTTCATCTATCGGCTAGAGGGGGTGAATAGGCGTATGGCTCGTGAAGATGATCGTTGGCGAAATATGATGGCTGCACTTATTAACCCACACGTCAAGAAGCCCGTTAAGGCCAAGGACATTCTAGAGATTCCTCTTATTGACGGTGACCCCCACAAACCAGCTATTTCCTTTGAGGAACAAGCCAAGGTCTTAGAAGCGTGGAATAAGGGGCAAGAAGGGTAAAACTACTTTTGTAGCATGACCGTAGAAGAACTAAACGTAAAAGTTACCGCTGACATCTCCGACCTGAAGAGGGACTTGGCGAGAATGGAGGGGGCCGTTAAGGGTAGCGCGAAGAAGTCGGAGACGGCTATGAGTGCTGGGATGAAAAAGATTGGCGGAGCGATTGCAGCGGCTTTCTCAGTTCAGGCAGTAATTGGTTTCTCTAGAGCAGTCATTCAGGTACGCTCAGAGTTTGAGAAGTTTGAAGCGGTTCTAACTAATACCCTTGGTTCTAGTGGTGCGGCTAAGTTGGCTTTGTTGGACATTAAGGATATGGCTGCTAGAACGCCCTTTAGTGTCGCTGAGTTGTCGGGTGCTTTTGTGAAGCTTACTAACTACGGCCTCCAACCCTCTATGGAAGCTATGCGCCAATATGGTGACCTAGCTAGTTCTGTAGGTAAAGGATTCGATCAGTTAGCTGAAGCAGTCGCAGACGCAACCACGGGGGAATTCGAACGCCTCAAAGAGTTCGGGATTAAAGCCTCTAAGCAAGGGGACAAGGTTACATTCACCTTTAAGGAGCAAGCCACAACGGTAGACTTCACCACTAAGGCAATTGAGAACTACGTTAAGGGTCTAGGTGATATGAGGGGGGTTAGCGGCTCTATGGCTGCAATCTCTGAAACCCTAGGCGGTAAGGTGTCCAACCTTGGAGACAAGTGGGATAGCCTTCTTAATACCGTTGGTAATACAGACGTTTGGGGGGATGCTATTGAGGCTATGGGTGAAGCGTTGTCTAGGACTGAAAAGCTATTCAAGGTAGCTAACGACCTATCTAAGGGAAGGGGTATATACGGAACCTTTGACGCTTACCGAGAAGCTTATATGTTGGCCCTTTATGACTTGGTTGGTGTTGATTGGCTAGACGAGTCAGTTAAGAAGATAGACGAAGCATCTAAGAAGGCGGCAGAGTCACTAGCTAGGGCGCAGCGTATGGCTAACGAGAGAAGGGGTGCTGGTCTTCCAGGTGTCGGGCCATTGCCCCAAGGTGCTCAAGTACCTCCCGTATTCGGCCCAACGGGTGAGCCATTTGAGAAGGTTAGAAAGTCCGCTGATCAATTAGCCAAAGAACTAGCCAAGGCAACGGAGGAACAAGCTAAGTTGAGAAGGGAAAGAATGAAGTCCGCAATGCGTCAGAAAGATATGCAGAAGGCAATAGAGAAAGGCCAAAGGCAAGCGGCTGCCTTCAACCTACGTCTTCGGGGGCAAATGGATACAGGTGGGTTTGTAAAGCCTACCATTACGGGGCCAGCAATACAATATGAAGACACTTCTAACCTTGTTCTAGCACAACTCAATGAACGGACGTTTGAGGCTGACGAAGCAATGTTTGACTTCGGTAGTTCGGCTGGTATTCTTTCTCAAAGCTTAGTAGCAGCTGCAGAAGACACTGAGAACGCTTCAGACATCTTTGCTAATGCTATTGGGTCTATTGTTAGTGAACTCCTGACGCAAGCGTTAGCAACTAAGATGGGTTCATTCGCGTCGTTCGCTGGGCCATTAGGCGGCTTAGTAGGAGGCTTCTTGACTTTAGGGCTTAAAGGCCGTGACCTGGAAACATCTAGGGCTAGAACTAGAAACTCCATAGCTCGTTACAACTAATGGCTTTAATATCAGACGTAAGAATTAGGGCGAAGGCCAAGTTCACCTCTACCGTTACAGACGCAGAATTTGAGATTCATATAATTGATGACGAGTACGACAATACCACGGACGGTGACCCCTTAGAACTGACCCTAGACCGTGACGGGTTCACCCTAGAGCAAGGCGAAGGGGATCAACTCAAGCACATAATGGGCGGCTCATTCTCAATGGGCGTAATGGTAGAAAACTCCTCAGTTGAAACCTTGGCCTCTGACGTTATGGAACTCCAAGAAGATAGGTTCGGGGTTCGCTTGTACGAAGACGAGGACTTAATGTGGTTCGGTATGGTATACCAAGACGG